GCGTCACAAGATTCCTGACCATGCGGGGGCGGGAAAAGCCATGTATGCAAAGCGCAAGAAGGCATCGGTCGAACGCGCTCGGGCTTTCATAGTGGAAGGAAACGAAAACTGGGTCAAGTTTTTTGACGACCACAAAAAGAAAGATGATCTGGCCGATACGGTCATGCAAGCTCTTAGCTTTATAGAGAAGCGACCCTCTGATGACGCCCCCAAAAAAACAAAGAAAGCAGCACCCCGGAAACCCACGGAAAACCAAAAGAAGACCAAGTACTCAAAGGCGAATCTCGCTTACATCGTGAAAACAGGAGCCAAGCAGGATGCGCGGTTCAAAAAGGACCTTGCGCGGTACTACAATTCAATTGATGAGCTTATTTCTGAGTTTTCTCTTAAGGCACCCGCGGTTTGAACATCGAAGATGTTCAAATCAACATGAGCTTCTGGTGACCCACACGACACTTGGTATCCACGTGGATGGTGTGTCCGGCCGCCTGTAAGGCCCGGCAAAACGACACGTCTTCGCTATTCATATCGACCAAAGGACCCACGGTCTGCAGGTCCGAGTAGAACCACGGGTACTTGATAGACTCGACAACACCTTTACGAATCATCATCCAGCCCATACCCGTGTATGCAACGGGTACGTAGGGGGACGAGTCGACTCCGTCGACTCGGACGAGGTCCTCAGGACGCATAAACTTGAACGTTCCCGTCTTGACGAAAAAGTCCTCGTTCCACTCCTTGACGGTCGCAAAGTGCTGGAGATCCTCCATCATGTACAGACCGGCCGTCACGTCGTGGGGACTTTCCAGAAGATTGAAAAAGTCCTCGGGCTTGAACACGATATCCGAATCAATCCACATCATGACGTCATAGTCCACGCCACCCTGAAAAGGCTTCTGGTCTGGACCCTTCATGACGTCACCTCCAAGGCACTTGGCCCGTGCGAAATGGACAACGCTCGAGTACTGCTGAGAGATCATAATCTGATGACCACGGCTCGAGGCTTGCATAAGAAGATCCGACCAGGCCAACAGAAACTCGCGCGAATACGTACGACCAGGCATACAGAAGACAACCTTGACCATTTTTGTATTTCAACACTCTCTTTCTTTAACTCTTTTTGCAAAGAGTGTCAGTGAATTTGGACCAGCCAGCCCCGTATTTCGTGGCACAATCCTCACTTGCCATCTTTCCAAGGATGGAGCCTGACGGGAGCTGAGCGGCTGGAGGCAGGGCGACAGGGCTCGGGCTCGATGCAGGGTCCGCATAACTCATCTGCCGAGTCTTCATGAATATGAGAACCAAAAGAACAACCAACAAAAGTCCAATGACGGTATCTTTGCCACAGAACTTCATTTCTATAATCTTACATTTTTTTTCCGTGTTGAAAGTATATGGATCCTCCCTTTCCTTTTGCACCGATAAGGGAAGACTTTTGTGCTCTCGGTATAGGTGACTGTGGGTCCAAGTCAACGTCCAAGTCAACTATAGATACTGAAACTCTCAACAAGTCCGTGTCAAACTTCCTGAGTTCACAAGCAGCTTCAGCAACGGCTTCAGCCACCAACATTAACGATATGAAGCTCCATGTTGTTCACTTCAGGGGTGGGTGTGATATCGACGCGAGTCAGAAGATTAATTCATCAGTCAAGGCGCTCTCAAGTATCGACAGTGTAAGCACGAAAGACCTACAGGACACTATCAAAAACTCCGCAAATGCACAGATTGATCAGTCGGCATCGGCAAAGACGGGGTTCTTTGCAACCGGTTCGACGTCTGCTTCGTCGGTTTCCGATTACAAAAACAAGGTTTCAAATATCATCGAAAAGAATATCACGGACCAAAAGAAATCTGAAGCATTCGCCTCGGTCTATAACAGTAACAGGAACGAGATTAATATTGACGAATGCGGCGATGGTCCCGGGGCTACGAGTTCGGCAAAGTTGAACGCGTCTCAGAATATTCAGAGTGACCTCGTTGCACAGGCCATTGTGAAGAATGTAAGTAAAGATATTCAAAAACTCGACGAGACGAATACGGAGGATGTGACTGTCAAGCAAAAGTCCGAAGCAAAGACGAGCGGTCTCGAGGATGTTATAGCCTCGATCTTTGCCGGTCTTCAGGGTATTTATGGTATCGTCGCCATCGTCTGTATATGCATTTGCCTGGCGCTCCTCGCGTTCGCAATGAGTCCCGCGGGTCAAAAGGCGACCACGAATGCATCGGGGGCGGCAATGAAAAAGTTTGGTTAAGATTCAGAGGTCGAAAGTCAAGCAAGATACAGCGCGCATTAAACACCCGCCGAGGCGCTTCTAAAAGCTAAAAGAGACGCCAAGTCCGGTCCTTTACTTTCCGAGTCTCCTCCGCCCATCAGGAGTAGAAGCAAACAGCAGCATATAAGAATAAGGAAAATACACCCACCAATTGCTCCATACTGTTTTGTGTTTGTATCCAAAACGTTTGCAACAGCTGGATTTGTTATAAGAAGTGTAGACCCATCAGAACCCTTTGTCACGGGCGGGCTGCTGCCCCCACCACCTCCTCCGCCACCGCCTCCACCTCCACCTCCACCTCCACCCGATGACGGAGACCCTGGTGCCGCATTTATGTCCTGAATCGTACACCCTGCGTTCAAATTACCACCTGACATTTCTCCAATAGTCACTTGTTGAAAACACGCGTTGATCTTGTCGGTACACAGACTGGCCTGGTCCGCAGCTGGTTGTGAAATGTACTGTCCAGCACTTCCCGTCTTTGCCTTTGTACATTCATCACACGCACAGAACGGTTTAAGATTAGTCGTTAAAAACGTCGCACCGAGAGATTTGTACTTTCCAACCTTATCGGCAATGGATTTACACCCAGGAAGGTCAGGGGATGCCAAACACTCGTCTACAGATCGATTAGTCGCGTTGTAACACGCACAGGCTTCCGACTCGGGATGTGTCCCACAAGCCAAGTTGATCATCTGGTTCGCCATGTTCTTCTCACTGTCAGACCCTGTCTTGAACACCTGGTTAATTGCGTTCACGCACCGGGTGTCTTTTGTCCAGTCATTCACGTTTGGCGGAGTACACAGACCCATCTTGACTGTATTAAAAGACGCAGCACCCGAATGACTCGGTTGAAGCCACTGGACACACTCTGGTTTATCAATGTTCGACCAGTTTGAACAGTAATCGTTTTTGGCCGCTATCCAGTCAGTATCTGTAAGATACAAGCCTCCTACGTTGTCTTTGAACACACCCATTGAAATAAGAGACGGCCAGTTGAGACTGGTACTCGAATACTTACACACGACTTTCGTGTTATCTTTTCCGAGACCGTACCAATTACTGTTAGGATCTTGTAAAACTCCACTCGGATCACTAATTCTTCCGGTCACGGGCGTTCCGAGTTCGGGTGGACACCGCGAAGGCCGAGGAAAGTTTTCTACACAGTACCTCCCTCCCGAGTTTTGAACCTCTTTACCTTCACCGTCTCCGGACCAACCGTCGCCTTGACAATAATGACCTCCAATTGTGGTCAACTCTACGTGTTGGGGTTTCGTCTTGTACTTTTCCGTAGGGCGTTCTGAAGTTCTTACATAGGCCGTGGCTCCGTTCCAACCACTCGTTCCTGTTGTGTTCCCAGTACTTATAGCGCACTCGGTACTGCCAAGCCAACCGCCTATAGTAAAACCTTTACAGTCGGGGTTGGAGTCGCACGCAAAAGCGCATGACTTGAGCTTATCGTTCTGAGGGTTCTCATTCGGCCTCCCCCTGAACTCTCCAGTATATGCTCTGTACCCACCGCCACCTACTGCAGAATTATTCGTTATAGACCACTGTGACCCGCTTGGAGCTGTATAGCTCATACTAATTTATGTTCAGAAAATAATATGAAAGCTACGGTCGTCACACCGTACTATGATTGGGACGGGCGCAAATATTTAGAACTAGAAATTGATGGGAAGGTGACTCGGGTCAAAGTTCCTTTTCGGTACGGTCGGGTCATGTGTCGCATCGAGGGTCTCAGGACTATTCAGGAACTTCAAAAGGGTGAAGAGGTCGAAGTAACTTTGGAAAGAAAGACTTGGGACGGCTTAGAACATTGGGTCTTGTCTAGTATCAAGACGGGAGATGCTGTGTAGAAACGGCTATCAAATTTTAATTGAAAATTCGATTGAGATAAAACGAGAACTCACGGTAAGACCATTGACAAATGAGTCTGTGGGG